GTCCAGATGCCGCAGTCCGTCAAGACACCGATGATATCCTGCTCCTCGATCACATCGTTGATCTCCTTCACGTTCTCTTCGTCCAGCTCCCCCTCGTCCGACTTGATATCGATGCCTCCGCGCAACGCGTCCAAGACGGGCATGTCGATCGCGGTCTGGATGATGCCGTGGGTTTTGTAGAAGTAGCTAAGCAGGGTCCAGTTGATGGTGAGCGGCGCGTAGATGTTGTTCTGGATCATCGGGTTGAAGCTGGTGAGGTTGGTCTGACCGATGACGCCCTGGACCATCGAGGTGAGGGAGTTCTGCAGTTGCATACGCTGCATGCGGAGGCCTGCGCGCATCTTAGAGTTGGTGAGCTCTAGGAGCCGGGCCTCGTGCTCGAGGGACTGAATGCGTGAGGGTTTGCCCGTGTAGATGATCTCGGAGCCCATTAGAGATCACGCCCTTTAACCCACACGAGTGGTTGCAGGTGGTTCATACCGTCCTGATCCTTCTTCCACCGCTCGTGCAACTTCTCGAGTTTCTCAATGAAGTACTGAAGGTCAGAGGGTGTGTCCCATGAGAACCCGCAATAATCAGGATTCAAAATAGTCCTCATACCCAGGCCTTCCACGATCTGGTGAAGAGCGGGAGCGGCAGGAGGATCGCGTCCCTCACGTCGTCATGCGTCGGATGGTTCACGGTCAACTCGTACTCGACGCGCTTCTTCATGCCAGGCTCCAGGTCGGCGTTGAGGTGGATGACTCGCTGCTGAAAAAGATGGGAACGGTTCTCCAGATTGGTGAGCTTGTCGGGGACCCATTCGACGCGCTCAACTGGTATGCTAGATTTTGCCACGTAAGTAGCGTAGTCGTCGAAGGCACCGATGGCCTCGATGTAGACCTTGCGCGGGCGGCGGTCAGCAGGCTGGCTATTGCCGATCGAAATGAGCTGATCGCGGCGCTCGTCCAACGACATGCGCTTCTCCCAAACGCCCACGATCCACCACTCGATCTTTCCCTTGTCGTTTCCAAGAACAACTTTGGTCTCCCAGAGAAGAGCGGTGCCGGTCGGGTCGGTGTCCACGCCGCCCTTCTTCTCGCCCTTCTTGCCCACGCTAGGGTCGTTGCCCAGGTACGCTCCCATGAGCACGAGTTCGCCCTTGCGGATGCGATCGTCGAGCAGGGCGTGGTTGTACTCCCATGAGTAGCCGCCGTCCTCCGCATAGAGCCAGTGGCGCTTGATGATGGCAGTCGCCTCGTCGCGCGGCTCGTTCTGCATCTCTCGCATGGCGATGGAGATGGGCATCTTGTCGAACTCGTGCTTCTGGTGGGCGTAGTCCCCGAGGGCTGGCCAAAGGACGGTCTCGCGCTCGAAGTCCAAATTCCTGAATGTCCTGCACTTGACGGCGGCATTGGTTTCGCACTCCGTGAGAATGTCGAAATCATTGATAGCAGTGCCCGTAAGGTGGACGCACGAACGACGGGTCTTGGAGCGTGCAAGGTAAAGGCTGCCCCAGAACCAGCGGTTCTTCTTCTGGGTGGCCTCCGGGTTGTTGATGTCCTCTTCGTCATAGAGGTCGTCGGCCATGATGTAGTCGGGCCGGATGTTTCGGTAGTTGATGCCGCGGATGGATTGGCCCGTCGAGATGGCGGAGTGCACAATGCCGGATTTAGTGACGAAGCGAGTGTCGGTCCAATACGGACCGCGCACATCCCCGTAGAGGGCGCGCACCAGCTCGTTGGCCTCGAGCTCGAGCTTGATGGATCGGTTGGCCTCGAGGGCCTTTGGCTCTGTGGCTTGGACTTGGAGATAATGCCGGAAGGTTGTGGGCTCCTCAAGGGTCTGAAAAATCGGGATAAGAAAGCATCCCACCGTCGTCTTTGCGTGGTAGCGAGGTCCTTTTGTAGACGTGAAGGGCTCGTGCCGTATCTCGACCAGGTAGGAGTGGAAGTCGGCGCAGAACTCCGCGGTGAACTTTTCTGGGAAGAGGGCCCAGCCCCACTCGAGGAGGTTCTTGTTCCTGGCCGCCCACCGCGCGTACTGGAGACGGTAGGCGAGAGAGATCGCAGAGGCTTGCTCATCGTCAAACCCCAGCTCCCGCCACGGTGTGTCCGTTTGAGCCGCCGTTGCCATTCGCCTCCGGGATGACCATCGATGCAAGCCGCTTCATGAGATCGGGCCTCAGCTCCGGCACCGTGAGCGCGACCGTCGGGATGGGCCCGCCGCCCGGGCCGGAGATCTCGCCCTTGGTGCGCTGCGCGTACTCGGCGTGGTACTTGCGCTCAAGAAGCCACGCCGCCGCGGTCCAGATGGGCTCGCGTTTGTGCTTCTTTGATCCTGCGGCGGCCGCTTGGATGACCGCGATGTTCCTGCGCTTGCACTCGAGCTCCGCCTTCTTCATCGCCTCGGCGAACTCGGAGTGCTTGCGGCGCCAGACGTAAAATGTGTTCTGGTCGATGCCGGCCAGGGCCGCTGCGTCCTCGTGGGAGTTCCCCTCGCGGATGTAGCCCGCGATCTCCTCCACCATTTCCGTCGAGAACTTCATAAAAAAAGCACCGCTCGGCTTTGACACCGAGCGATGCTCCGGGAACTTGGCCTAGATCCCTGATTGAACACGCGCTACGTTTACATTATCCGAACGGGATTGTCAAGAACTATTTATTTTTATCGACAGGAAAATTAATCCACACTCCCGACCCGGTGTCTGCGTTTGCACCAACGGCAATACGGCTTTCGTCTGCGGCTCATGACCACCCACGCCAAGCCCGCCAAGGCGAGCGTCAGATCCACGTACACCCACCCGCCCTCCATCAGGCTCATAGAGAGAGCTGCACCTGCCTATCTACCACGTCCCAAACCGCCTCGCGACGCTCAGTGGGCGCATGCCAGCGCGTGCCGACCGCCTTGATGCGGCCGGCCTTCTGAAGCTCCGTGAGTCTTGGCCGGACGGTGTAGACCATGCGGTCGGTCGCCGCCGCGATCTCCCAGGCGCCACATGGCCCACGCATGAGGATCTCATTGAAGATCTCGCGTGTGGCGAGTGCAAGGCGCCTGTTGGTTTCGTCATACGATGCCCTCCGGGTCTGTTGTGGGATAGTCATAATGCCTCCGTGATCTCGAGCTCCACGCGTGGGTTTCTCTTGTCCACCTGGACGGGGATGTAGCGCACGTCCCTGACCCAGCGCTGGCTGTCGTTCTTGATGACGCCCATTTGTTTCAAGGCATCCTGGATGATCTTGGTGGCACCGCTCCGCACGTTGTCGATATCACGCCGGCGGTCCCGCTCAAAGCACGCGAGCGTGATGATGACGGGCGCTTTGAACTTGGGCGCCTTGGCCTGGAAGAGTTGCCACGTCACGGAGCGCATAGCCTTGCGCTTGACCTCTGCGCCCGCCCACCAAGGCCGGCCCATCGAGGCGATCATCTCGTTTAAGCCCGGGAGCCGTCCTGCGATTGTGGCCCGAAAGATCACTCCTCTTCGCGCTTGGAGTGCCGAAGCTTCTTGCTCGTCTCGATCACGGTGAAGACGTGCTTGTAGCCCATGCCGTCCGTGATCGACATCACGCGTTGGCCCGACTTCACCATCTTCTCAAGCACGAGCTCGGACTGCTTGTGCAGGAGGTCCTTCTTGTTCTCGATGTCCGCGTTCAGCTCGGTCCATCGGTCAGCCTCTCTGGCGGCCTCGGACCGTGCGACTTCGACGAGCGGCGGTTGTGAGGCGGTTTTCATGTGGCCTCCATTCTTTTGTTCCCTCGTTTTTCTAGTTCTCAAGCGGGCTGCGGGATCCGTCCTGCGATGAACACGCAGTACTCGCAGGTCATCGGGTAGTCGGGCTGCTCATCCATCTTCAAGACCTCGGCGGACCTCTCCACGAGCGTGATGGCCCGGGCCGGGTCCGTGTCCAGGGCCACCGTCTCCCACTCGAACGTGATGCGGTCGGCCACGACTTGCTTCGGCCAACCGTAGCGCAGGTATCCCTTGCCCGTGCACTTCAGGCCGGCGTGCTGCTCCAGGAGCAAGTGGTAGATGTCCAGCTGTGCCCCGTAGTATTTCTCGGAGTCCCCGGGCTTGGGCGCCGAACCACGCGTCTTGTAGTCGTAGGGGCTCACACGACCGTCCTTCCAGACGATCAGGTCGTCGATCGCCCCCGTGACTGTGACCTCTCCCACGTTGCAGGACATGCCGGTCCGCCAATTCTGCCAACGCCGCACGTTCTCGCGGTCGGGGTAGAACATCGCGCCCTTGACGCCCTCCAGGTGATAGAGCCCGTAAGGATCCTCGTTGATGACCGAGTTCTCGACGTATGCTTTCATCGCTCTATCGATGCCGCCTGGGAGCGATGGGAAGATGCCGCGGGGCCTCGCGATCTTTTTGACCTGAGTCCACCAAAAACATCGCGGACAATCCCGG